AACTGGGGAACGCGGGCGATGCGATTATGAAGCGCCATATTCACCATTTTGCGACCAACCAGAACGAAAGAAATTTCGCGGGTATATTCGTCCCAAATTACCGGGCCTGTTTTCCAGCCTGCGCCGGGTTCTGGGTCCGCCTCTCTGTCTTTGCGTATATCGGTGAGGAGTGTCATGTCAGCCCCACCCCTTATTCATCATACGGCGGTAAGCCTCGTGGCCGTGACGCGAGATCCCGTCGCCGAAACGCTCATAACCGAGCCCGCGTCGATCGACCTCGGCGACGATCATGGTGTAGAAGTCTTTGTCAGGCAGAGCACGGATCGCCTCGGCGGCCGTAATGGGCTTGGCCGGCTTGGCGAAAGGATTTGCAGCGGGGGGCACGCGTGCGATTGCCGCTGCTTGGATCGCGTGCAGATGCGTGGCCATATCCCGCAGGATGCGGTTCATGCTGGGGGTCATGTCTTGTTCCTCAAAATGGGGGCTTTTCGCCCGGGTAGCTGGGCCGCCATTCGGCGGGCCAGCGTTTCGGTGTTGAGGCTGGCTGCGCCGCGCGCTTGGGCTGCGGCTTGCACGGCTTCAAAGCGGTCGGTCATTGCAGCAACCCCGCGAGGGTGGGCAATCCAACGCCCAGCGCCGCGATGAAAATCGCGCCCAGAATGTCGTCGAGGGTCATTGCGCTGCCTCCATTTCCTGCAAGATCGCCTTCATGGCGTTGATTGTATCCTTGAGCGTTTCCTTGTGGTGCTGACTTTCAGGCATCCAGTAGGCCAGGTTTGCAGCGTCGGACAAATCGTCGGCGCGGAACTTCAGCTTGACAAGCTGTGTGTCGGGGGTGGTCATGGTCATGCCTCCTGTGGGTGGTGGGGGCCGAAGCCCCCGGTTGTTAGATTTGATTTTCGGGGTTTGATGCGATGTGCTGGCGCGCCGCCTTGATCATCGCGTCAAATTCTACAGTTTTAGCCCAGTCCTTGGCTAAATTAATTGCGCGATCACGCGACCGGCAACGAATCGGTCTGGTCATGGTCTCAAAGCAAATCCCGTGACGGGCATTGCGATAGTAGAGCCTGACCTGCGGGCGATAAACACCTTGGAGGGTTCCAGCGCTGACGAATGTTATTGTTCCGGGTTTCATGTCGTTTCCTCCTGTGGGTGGTGGGGGCCGAAGCCCCCGGTTGGGCTGTGCCTTGGCGGGATTGCCTTGGCTATGCCCCTTATTCGCATATAGCGAACGATACGGCAAGCGAAAAATGCGCTTGCCGCGAATTTTTTTTCGCTTATGATGCGGCGCATGGAACAACTGCAAGCATATCTCAAAACCCATAAGGCCACCGCGCTTGCGCAGGCCGTGGGAATTTCCGCGTCCTATCTATCGGACATTAAGAAGGGCAACCGCGTCCCCAGCCTGCGGGTCGCGTTTGCCATCGAAGATGCAACAAACGGCGCTGTGCCAGCGCGCTCATGGGCTAACCCATGACCCTGCCGCCAGCCCTTGCCGCTGCCCTGGACGCCATCGGTGTTCGCGCGCCAAAGCCAGCGCCCGCACCGCTGCCCGTCGCGTGGAAGCCAAAGCACCCCGGCGATGAGCCGCCGTTTTGAGGCCGCACATGGAAAAGCTGCGCGTCCTTGATCTTTTCAGCGGCATTGGCGGGTTTAGCCTTGGCCTTGAACGAACTGGCGGTTTTGAAACCGTGGCGTTCTGCGAGATTGAACCTTTCCCTCGCCGCGTCTTGGCGAAACACTGGCCTGGAGTGCCTTGCTATGAAGATGTCCGCAACCTCACAGCCGACACTTTGGCAAGAGACGGAATTGCCGTTGATGTCATCACGGGAGGCTTCCCATGCCAAGACCTTAGCGTTGCTGGAAAGCGCGCAGGACTTGCAGGTGAGCGGTCGGGCCTCTGGTCCGAGATCGTTCGACTTGTTGGCGAGTTACGACCGCGCTACGTCATCGTGGAAAACGTCGCAAACCTGCTTAGTGGCCCTAGCGAACAACGAGGCGGATGGTTTGGCCGTGTTCTCGGAGACTTGGCCGAGTGCGGGTATAATGCGGAATGGCGAAACATTCCAGCTTGCATGGTCTCTGCCCCCCACAGGCGAGAACGCGTCTGGATCGTGGCCCACCCTAAGAAAATGCACCGCAATGGCTGCGACGATTACCCCTGCAAGTGCATGGGATGCTGGCCGCTTTCCAAACTTGGAAACGATGGTTGGTCGGTCTTTGTGGCCGACGCCGCAGAAGTCAGACAATCGGGATCGAGGGAATTTATCATCACCGGCGATTGCAAGGCGAAGAGCGAAGGGGAAACAGCTAATGTTGTCTCAAGTGGTATCAGACCAATCTGGAGCGTTGAACCCGCCGTGGGTCGAGTGGCTAATGGGGTTCCCAATCGGGTGGACCGACTTAGCGGACTAGGCAATGCAGTCGTTCCACAAATTCCGGAACTGATCGGACGCGCTATTCTTGAGGCAGAAGCTATCGCTTCCTCCACTCCCACAACCGCATAACCTCGGCCTCCACGCGGGGCCGAATGCTGGCGGGTATCAATCAATCTTAACGCGCAGTGTTGCTAGTATCTCACCGCCAAGTTCGGTTAAAACCACTTGCTGAGGTGTGTAGCCTTTTGCCTTTAGCCATGCCCGCGCCTCCGCACGGCCATCTGCGCAGTCTTGCGTCCAAAAAATTACCGTCCCTGCTTTGAGAGCCATTCCAGCACCTTCCGACTTGCATCAGCCGCGCCAAGGCCGACAATCACGGTGTCGCCAATCCCTTCCAGGTAGGCGATCCAATCCTTTTGATCTGGTGACAGCCGACCCCCAGCCTGACGCTTCATCTCAATCCATAAACGCCACTCAGGACAGCATAGGTCAGGCACTCCCGGCCTTACACCTTCGTCCTTCATCTTGCGCGCAACGGACATGGCGCGATGCCCGCCGTTTGGCACATGAAACAAGCGGACGCGCGGAAACTGGCTCTCCCACCACCTGACAAAGCCGATCTGTTCTTCGCTTTCAGAAGGGCAATTCTTCCCACTCATCCTCTGCTTCCTCGTCCCAAGACAGCACGTTTCCAGCAGGTTCTGGCTTCTTGCCCGCGCTGTAATCAAGCTGCACAATCTCATCAAAGCGCGGGTCATCAACGCGAGGTTTGATCTTGATGCGCGTCGGGATCGTCCACGCAACCGGAGCCTCGGCCAAGGCATCTTTTGTCGTCATGGCCGTTGCCCCAAGCGCAGGCATTCTGGCGTGATACCTGCTCGCCGCATAGCCGCCGTGATCTGGGCATAGCCATTCCCGAACGTCGCGCATCCCGCATTGATACGTTACGCGGATGCTATCAGGCTTTCCGGCCTTCTGGTGTCGGTCATACGTTACTCGATCCACATCCACCCATTCCGAAACAACCTGTGAAGATAGAACGGCACCGCCATAGGCATTCTTATCGTGGTTCAATTCCCGTTCAGGAAACTTGTGGCCGCATTCGCAGTATTGCAGGCCAATCGGAACAAGCGCCTGGCAGGCGGGACATTCCTTGACCGGCGCATCGCCTTTCTTGGCGCTGGCCGTCTTGTCTTTCACCCGCACGGCATCAATAAACCCATGCCGCTCCACGTTGCCGCCAAAGTCTAGCAACAAGCAATCCTCTTTGCCGTCTGCCGTTCTGGTGCCGCGACCCACCATCTGCACATACAAGCCAGCCGAAGCCGTGGCGCGGACCATAGCAACAAGATCGGTTGCTGGATGGTTAAAGCCTGTCGTCAGCACATTGACGTTGATTAGGCAGCGGGTGCGAAACGCCTTGAAATCGTTAATCGCCTTGGCCCTGTCGGTCTTGTTGTCGGCCCCCGTGACAACCGCCGCGTCAATGCCGTGATGTGCCATTTCGGCGTTAATCATTTCGGCATGTGCAACGCCTGACGCAAAAACCAGCCAAGAGCGCCGATCCTGCCCAAAGCGCACAATTTCCTCAACTGTCGCCCGCACCAGTTCTGGGTCGCTGGCAGCTACCGCAAGCTGGCTTTCAATAAACTCGCCGCCGCGCATTCCGACATTGGTAAGGTCAATCTTGGCCTTTGCGCCTTTGCTAATGACAGGCGACAGATACCCTTGATCTATCAGCAAGCCGATGGGGATATCATACGCAATGCCGTCAAACAGCGCGCCCTTGCCCTTGTGCAGATAGCCGCTGTCAAGCCGGTAAGGCGTGGCCGTCAGGCCCACAACTTTGACCGAAGGGTTGCACACCTTCAAGTCAGCCAAGAACCGCCCATAGCGCGTTGAGGTGTTTTTCGGCACCAAATGCGCTTCGTCAATCAACACCAAATCAGGTGGCGGCACCATGTTTTCTGCCTGTTGCCAAACCGATTGAATGCCCGCAAACGTCACCTGTCTATCTAGGCGCTTCTGGCCGATGCTGGCGCTGTAAAAGCCAAGATCAACGCCCGGCAATATGCCCACAAGTTCTTCGGCGTTCTGTTTGATAAGCTCTGCCACATGCGTCAGCATCAGGATGCGCGTCCCCGGATAGGCAAGCGCATCTTGGATCAGCTTCGCCAAGATCAGGCTCTTGCCAGCCCCAGTCGGGCAGACCACCAAAGGATTATCCCCCCTTTTGTCAAACCAATATTGATACAATGCTTCAATGGCATTTTCTTGGTATGGCCTTAACGTCAGTTTCATTTTTTTGCCTTGTTTGCAGATTGTATTGCTGGGGTTGCCCATCTGCAATTATTTGGCTCATAATCTCCGTCTGGGTTTATTCTGTCCAATGTCATACCATTTGGCCTTTCACCCATATCTCTTAAAAACAAAGCAAAATCATTCCATCTTTCGCAAATTTTTATGCCCCTTCCGCCGTATCTATGATACCAATCTGAATTTGGATTATTGCATCGAGCGCGCATTGCCTCCCACGTCACATAAGTCGCTGGGGACTTGCCTCTCCTTGCGTAACCGTGCTTAGCGGGTGGTCTTTTTCTTGCCGCTTCTTTTATAAGGCAGCCGCAAGATTTTGCATTTCCGTTTTTTAGATTGGTAAGAATCGTTTGCTTTTCCCCTCCGCATTCGCATGAGCAAAGCCAAACAGAATTTCCAGATTTTACCCCAACCTTTTTTATGGCTGTGAGTTTGCCAAATCTTTGGCCAGTAATATCAACAATTTTAGGCATGATGCATCCCTTCGTCATCGGGTCAGTCTGTTAAGACGCGGGCAGGTAGTGACTAGCTACCGTTCGCCTGGCCGGGCTAGCCCGCGTCGTCCTATAGATCATCGAACAGGTCGCCCCTGTCAATATCTCCAAGTTTCATGTTTGATCCTTTCAAAACGGCACCCATTCATCTGCAATCTGGTCGCTGTTGCCTTCGTTGCGGATGATCTCGCCATCCTTGGTCTGATACTCGACCCAATTTGGAGTGGCGTCGTATACTTCCCACGGCATCGCGTAAGGGTTGAACAAGTGTTCCTTGCAGACCTCGCCAAACGCCTTCCCCTTAGCGCAAGACCACGCCCCGTCACCTCCCCTTTCGGGCGATGCGTGAGCGCAAGTTCGACAGTTGACCTCTGGGGGTTGCCCTAAATGGCAGATCGAATGGTAGTCGCAAAACTTGCACTGCCAGAATGACGGATCGTTGCTAAGACGCTCTGGCGGTTTGTCTGACCATATCACCTCGCCAGCCTTGGCGATCAATTGCAGCGCCTCAGCAGGATCGTAACGAATGCGCTCCATGTAAATGTCATCGGTGTTTTTGTTGACCGCGATGAAGGCGCATCGCTCAAGGCCAGCAAGGTGCATCCCTACCTGACATTGCGCCCAATAGATCGGCTTGGATTTCTGGCATCCGTCCTTTTCCATCGCGCGAAAATTCTTGTCGTTCATGGTCTTGAATTCAAGCGTATGCGGCTGACTGCTTTCCTTGAAGCCCTCGCCAACCCCATCGAGCGACAATGCGAAATGTCCGTCATGCGCGGTGAACCTGACCTGTTTTCCGGTTTCCGGGTCGCGGTCCCATACGGTGACGCCCACAGCGCGCAGGTTTGCCACCAAGCGCGCTTCCTCGCGGTCGCCTGTCTCAAACAAGCGCAGGACACGTCCGTCAAACGTCGCGCGGTCCATGTGCCGAAACTGATACCAAAGCGCCCGCTTGCACTCATGGCCGATCTGAGAACCGCCAAGGTGCGGACGGTGGCCGCTTGTGCGGTTTCGGCAATAGTGGTCGTAAATCGCCGCGACGGTCGGTGGTGTGGTGTAGGGATCAAGGTTCACTTTTCCATCTCCCCGCGCGCATGGGCGATGTCAAAGTGGATGTAGTTCATCCCTTTGCTCGCAACGCCCACACGGTAAGAGGTGATCTCGCCAATCCCGGTGCGCCCCGATGCGCGCTGATAAACAAACGATGCCCTGGCATTCGGCCCATGCAGGTCATACACCGCGTCAACGATGCGCTTCAGTTCTGATATGTTCATCATGTATTTCCTCCATCTATCCAGTGACACGGCCCCGCAGGGCCGTGCTGCTTGATAGACGCCTTACCGCTTCCACGGAGGCGTAGAGCCTCCAGAAGCCGTTGCGGGGGCTGCCTTGGCCTCCACGGGCGCGTAATCGTCCACCTCATTCGACGGCCCGTAATTCGCATCGCCAGGCTTTACTTTGACCTTCACCATCATCGGCTTGTCATGCAGGTCTTGGCTGTCGCGCGGCGTCATGATGCCAACCGCGCGGCAGATGCTCGACAACGTGCGCTGGGCGATCTCCACCGCCGTTGCATTCGGGTTGTTGAGGTTGAGGCGGTCGATCACCTTGCGCCCAGCGTGGTCGCCCTCGATGATCTGGATGGTCAGTTGAAGGTAGCTGCCGGTCTGAGCCTTAGTCGGCTTTTCCTCGCTCGCCTCAATCACGGCGCGATACCAGCCCGCAGGGATCGGGTCGCGCGGTGCGTTCGGCTCGACGTTCTCAGCGTTAAATCCACTCAGGTCCATTTGCGTGTTCTCCTTTACTTCGCCACATATTGCTGGAACGGGAAGTCGCCTGCCAAATCAAAGGGCAAGGCTTCCGTGATGTTGTATCGGTTCTTCGAGATGTTCGACGCGACCGGGAAGCAGATGATTTCCCGTTGTCCGTCGCTTAGGGCGCGCTTCTTCGTGCCGCCTTCAATCCCGCGAAGATTGGTTTTGAGCCGGATGAAGGCCACCATGTCCGCGTTGTTGCTGTAATGGTGGATGCAATCGTGCTGTCGGTTTTTGTGAAGCTGGATTGTGTAGCGCGAATACTTGTCCATATCCGGCAATTCCAAATCCTCGACCGTGGCGTGAGCGATGAAAACCACGTTCATGCCGCAGTCAGTGGCAAGGTAATCGCAAGCCTCCCGCAGTTCTTGGTGCATCTTGTCAAGCATCCCGAACGCCTTGCCATAGCCGCCGTGCGCAGCCGCCATGTTTTTACATTTCGGGTTTGGTTCGCTGTCGATGATTTCCTTGACCGCCAGTTTTTCAAACTGCGTCACGCTGTCGATAACCAGCGTCTTGCGGTCGTGGTCCTGACTTGCCAACGCCTCAATGGCCTCGAACACGTCCCCGGTTGTTTTGGCCACCGGAAACAGCATTGCGTCTGGGTGGCCCTCAAGGCTGGCCGTGCCATCCTCGGCTCGGATAAATACCGGCTTTGGAAACATAGCCGCCAGCGTCGTCTTGCCCATGCCGCCCTCGCTAAAAAGCGTGGCAATCATGGGGCGTCCCGCAGTCGGTCGAGACAGTTGGGAAAGATCAATGGCCATGCTGAGTTTTCTCCCCGCCATGAGATGCCAAGACGTTGGTGATTTGCTCTTTCGTCAGGCAATCAAGAATATGAGCCTGCACCTGACCATTGGTCAGGTCCACATTCTCAACCGCATGCATAGGAACATCGAACATCTGCAAATGGCTGATTGTAAGCTGGTATTGGATTTCTTCGTTGTCAGTCATCACAGAGCCTCCACCTTGACGCCCACCTTGCCGGGCTTGGTTTCGAATGCGGGCGCGATCTTGGCCCAAAGTTCCGGCTCGTTGTTCGCCAGATACTTGCAGCCCGTAGCATCGGCCTCGATCTTGACCTTGATCGGCTGCATGTCAGTTGGGCAGGTGTGACGCACCTTTTCCCAAGCCGCTGCATCCAGCTTGCGCGCAACAGGCTGCGTCAGCGTCACTTTGTATTTTTCGAGCTTGTGGGTTTTGCTGCCTTCGGCTGGCACGTCCAGCGCCGCAGCGATCTGTTCTTCGATTGCCAACCTCTGACGGTTTGCCATCGTTTCGGCGCGCTTGGCTTCAATCCAATCGGCCAACAAGGTGTCCAAGTTGCTCATCTGAGCCTCCATCTCACTTCAACGGGTTTGACCTTACCCGTCAAAGTGTGCAACATGCAAGTGCAAAAATCACAAGGGGCACAAAATGCTAACTCTGGACCAAATAAGACAGTCGCTGGCGGATCGCAGGTTAGATGTTGTTTCGGAAGCGACGGGCATCCATCGAAATACGCTTTACGCGATCAGAACCGGCAAAAATCAGAACCCAAGATATAGCATCATCAAAGCGTTGTCGGACTATCTTGGGGGCGCGCAGGAATGACTAAACCAGACACATGCGCCCGTTACTGCGCGGATCTCGGATGGTATCTGGTTGCCATCCCGGCAGGATCAAAAGCCCCAACAGGCATGGGCTGGCAAAAACCAGAACGCGCCATTTACACTCCCGAGGCCGCGCACGAATACTGGACCCGCAATCCAGAACATAACGTCGGGCTTTTGCACTCGGCATCCGGCACCGTGGCGATTGACGTAGATCATGTGGAATGGACGCGCATGGCATTTGAGGCCATGGGGCTTGATTACGACGCGATCCTATCAAGCGGTCCGCGCATCGTAGGGCGTCAGGACCGGGCTAAAGTTTTATTCCGAGCGCCCGCAGGTTTTGACCCAAGCCGCCGCGCCTTGGCTTGGCCCAAACCAGACGGCAAGGGCAGCGAGACGGTGTTTGAATTGCGCGGTGGGGCCGTGCAAGATGTGTTGCCGCCTTCTGTCCACCCAGACACTGGCAACCCCTACACTTGGGCAGGGCAAAGCTTGTGGGACGGCCTGCCGCCCCTCCCCGATCAGCTTGCACTGATCTGGCGAGAATGGGACCGGTTTAAGCCGCAGTTTATCGATGCCTGCCCGTGGAAAGCACAACCTGAATTCCGCCCTCCAGCAAAGCCAAGACCGCAAGGTGAACGCGCCAGCGTCATCGCCGCATACAACGAAGCCAACAGCATCCATGATGCTCTGGCGCGATACGGATACCGCAAAATCGGCAAGCGGTATCTATCCCCTAACAGCACTAGCAAAATCCCTGGCGTGGTCGTGTTTGAAGATGCCCGCGCCTATAGTCACCACGCATCCGACCCGTTTGACGATGCCCACACCTTCGACGCCTTTGACCTGTTTTGCACATACGATCACGGCGGCGACGTAACGAAGGCGGTCAAAGATGCAGCCGGGTTTTTGTATCTCGACACTGAGACCCCAGAGCCAGACCCAGAACTTAGCCGCCACGGAGCGCAGGTTTGGGAAAGCTGGAAAGGTAAGGCAGGGCCGCTGTCAGATATTCCAGAACACTTGCTTTCGGTGCCAGGCGTTCTGAACGATGTCGTGACCTATTACAGCACCACCGCACCCAAGGATCAGCCGCAATTTGCGGTGCAGGCCGCGCTTGCCTTTGGTGCAACCGTGTTGGGCCGTCGATGGGTCACAGATCAAGACAACATGTCCAGCCTGTTCTTTGTGAACGTAGGCAAGTCGGCGGCTGGCAAGGAACACGTCAAAAAGGCAATCGAACGATGCCTTGAGGCGGCGCATCTTGACCACTTGATCGGCCCAAGCGGATACACCAGCGCCGCAGGTCTTATGTCGGCCCTGCGCGACCAGCCAAACCATATCAGCATCATTGATGAACTTGGCCGCGTCTTGGCCTCCAGCGCAGCGCAAGGAAATTATCACAAGGCCGATGCTCAGACACTGCTGATGGAAGTATGGGGCCGTCAAACATCCACCTTGCGCCCTCAAGGCTACAGCACCAACACGCTCTCCAAGGATCAAAAAGAAGCTCTTGGAAAGATTGTCCGGCACCCGTCGCTGACCTTGATGACCATGACAACGCCAAGCACGTTTTACGAAACACTTAGCGGGCGATACATTGCTGACGGCTTCCTTGGGCGGTTCCTAATCGTCGAAAGCTATATTGGTCGGCAAGAGGATCGGCCTGTGCGGCGTAATCAACCCATTTCAGAACGTTTAATCCAATGGGCAAAAGACCACGCAAGCGCACATGATGGAAACCTTGACGCAGACAGCGCCGAAACGCCGCCTGCGCCGGTCGAGGTTCCGTTTGACCAATCTTGCGCACCGATCTTGCAGCAATGCACCCGCGACATGATCGCAGCTATGGATGCGCATGAAAAATACGGGCTGGAAGCCATGTTCGGGCGCACTAAAGAAATTGCGCACCGCTTGGCACTGATCGTGGCGCGCTCAAACGGCCACGACAAGATCATGCCGTCAGACCTGCAATGGGCTATCGACTATGCGACGTTCTATGCCCGCCGCACCGTTTCTGCACTTAAGCGAACCATGTCTGACGGGCCGTTTGATGCCGCCTGCAAGGCCGTCTTTGCCCAGATAGAAGGGGCCGGTCTTAAAGGCATAACAGAGCGTGAGCTGGCCCGATCTGTGGCGGCGTTTCGCAACATGGAGCCGCGCAGAAGGAAGGAAGTGCTAGACGCCCTTGCCACAGACAAGGGCATCACCTGCCGAAACATGAGCGAGGGCAAGAGGGGAAAGCCGCGCTTTGCTTGGCTGCTACCAGCAGACGATGTGGACGATGAATGATTAACGTCAAAGTTTGCGACATGCTGGGCGCGCCAATAATGGCGCGTCTTTTTTTGTTTAAATTCAAAAGGTTATCACGCAAAAACGCATTATTGGCATTTATGGCAATAATGGCAAGAAAATGACAGTAACGGAAGGCCCCTATAGTATAGAGGGGTCAGAACAAGGGAAGGGGTATGTATATATAAATGACAATAATACTCTCTCTCTTTTATATTATAAGGAAAACATGGGGTTTGCAGGTCCGAATATCGTCAAGGAGCGGCCTGACGATATTTGACGATAAGTTGACGCAATGCACACCCCCTACCAAACCCCCTTGCCTCAACACCCACCTTCTGCCACCATCATCAAGCGCGGCCTAGATCGACGGATCGAAACCCGGCACTCCACCGGAACGGTCGCGCAACCACACATGGAGCAAACGGAAAAGGAGACCGTTGTGGACAACCTGCGATCCAAATGCCTCAGCGCCGCGCAAGACCTCGTCAACGGCGACCGAAGACAGGCATACGGCGAACCGCTCGAAAACTTTCAGCGCATAGCAACCGGCTGGCAAACCATCCTCAACCAGCCCGTCACGCCGCACCAGGTCGCGCTCTGCATGGCTTGGCTCAAGATAGTCCGGCTTGTCGAAACCCCCCGACACGTTGACAGCTACATTGACGCCGCAGCATACGCCGCACTCGCATTCGAACTCGCAGAAACGCAAGGGGCGCAGAAATGACAGCCATCAAGCGCGAAGAACGCATCGGCGGTCAGCGCCTAATCCTTGGCGATTGCCTTGAGGTCATGCCGTTGCTGGAAAAGGTCGATGCTGTCATCACTGATCCGCCGTATGGGACGACCGCGTGTAAATGGGATTCCGTGATCCCGTTTGAACCTATGTGGGAACAGTTGAAGCGGGTCACGAAGAAGAACGGCGCGATTGTTATGACTGCAAGTCAGCCGTTTACTTCGGCGTTGGTTATGAGCAATGTGAAGATGTTTAAGTATTGCTGGGTTTGGGATAAGAAAAGACCAAGCAACCCTATGCTTGCAAAGAAGCAGTGTTTGAAAGTTCACGAGGACGTGTGCGTATTCTACGAAAAGTTTGGAATGTATAATCCTCAAGGTGTTTTTGAGACTGATGGGAAGCCGAGGGGCGGCGTGAAGCCTAGTAAAACCGATCTTGGTTTTGGCCGATCAATAAAGTCAGACTATAAGCAAACAAAAAGTGGCTACCCAAAGAGCATACTTACTTGCGGGACAGATAACACAAAGAATGTTCACCCCACCCAAAAACCCGTCGCCTTGATGGAATACCTCATTAAGACCTACACAAATGAAGGTGAGACTGTTTTGGACTTTACGATGGGCAGTGGCACCACGGGCGTAGCCGCCAAGAACCTCAATCGTTTGTTCATTGGGATTGAATTGGACCCCGATTACTTTGCCATTGCAAAAGAAAGGATTGAGGCCGCATGATGATTAACTTGATGCAAGGCGACTGCTTGGAGCGGATGAAGGAAATCCCTGATGGGTCTGTTGATATGGTGTTGACTGATCCGCCTTATGGGATCAACTTAAACACCGACAATCGGCGCTTTTCAGGTGGCAACACCGCCAGCGTGTCTCGGAGAGGTAACGGTATCGGGCCTGCGGGTGGAAAAAAGATTGCCAACGGCAAAACAGGCGCAAAAGCCGCAAACCTGGCCCACTACAACACCCAGAAAAGCCTCGAAAACCAAGCCAAGTGCATCGCCGCCATGCGCAAAGGACACGTCACAGCCCCCAACATAGCCGAAGCCGCAAACCTCACACCCGATGTCGCACGCAAAGCAATTTACTGCCTCGAAGAAGCCAACAAAGTCACCCGCGTCGGCAAAGTCACCGTCAAAGGCGGAACCGCTACCGTTTGGAAACTCAACGTGGTAAACTGACCAGCATGACAAATTGGCCCGCAGATAAACTGGAACGGCGCAAGGTCGCAGACCTGATACCATACGCACGCAACAGCCGGACCCACAGCGATGCGCAAGTGGCGCAGATCGCCGCCAGCATCAAAGAATGGGGATGGACCACGCCCGTCCTTATCGACCCCGACGGCGGCATCATCGCAGGCCACGGACGCATCATGGCAGCGCAGAAACTCGGCATCGCCGAGGTTCCCTGCATGGTCGCAGAAGGATGGACCGAAGCCCAGCGCAAGGCATACGTCATCGCTGACAACCAGCTTGCCCTAAACGCAGGGTGGGACACCGACCTACTCAAAGTCGAACTGCAAGAACTTGGCGATCTGGACTTCGACCTGTCGCTGGTCGGATTTGACGACAAATTCCTTGACGCCATGCTTGCGCCAGAACCCACCGAGGGCCTGACCGACGAGGACGCGGTGCCAGAAGCGCCGGAGCAACCCGTCACTGTTGAGGGCGACGTTTGGCTTTTGGGGCGGCATCGGCTGATGTGCGGGGATAGCACCAGCATTCAGCATCTTGAGCGGCTTTGCGATGGCCAGCTTGTCGACATGTGGCTTACGGACCCGCCATATAACGTTGCGTATGAGGGCGGAACCAAGGAAAAGCTGACCATCAAGAACGACAGCATGTCGAACGACGCCTTCCAGCAGTTCCTCTGCGACGCATATTCTGCAGCTGACGCGGTGATGAAAAAGGGTGCCGTGTTCTACATCTGGCACGCCGACAGCGAAGGCTACAATTTCCGTGGCGCGGCATTTGACATCAACTGGACGGTCCGCCAATGCCTGATCTGGAAGAAGTCAAGCCTCGTCCTTGGTCGGCAGGACTACCAGTGGATGCACGAGCCCTGCCTCTATGGCTGGAAGGACGGCGCATCGCACCTCTGGGCCTCGGACCGTAAGCAGACCACCGTCCTTGAGTTCGCCAAGCCCAGCCGCAACGGCGAGCACCCGACGATGAAGCCGGTCGAACTGTTCGAATACCAGATGCTCAACAACACCAAAGGAAGCGATCTGGTTCTAGACAGTTTTGCCGGATCTGGAACAACCGCCATAGCCTGCGAAAAGCATGGCCGCCAAGCAAGGCTTATGGAACTCGACCCCAAATACTGCGACGTTATCATCAAACGCTGGCAAGACTTCACAGGGCAGAAGGCAACCCTCGAAGCAACAGGCCAGACATACGACGAACTCAAAGCAGAACGTGAGGCCGCGTAATGGGAAAAGGCGATCCAGAAGGCGGGCGTCCGCGCAAAGAATTCGACATCGAAACCCTACGCAACATGGTTCGCATCCAATGCACAGCCGAAGAATGCGCAGGCGTTTTCGAATGCTCCGTAGACACCATCGACCGCAGGCTCAAAGAAAAAGGATACGGCGGTTTTGCGGACTTCTATAAAAGATACAGCGACGAAGGCAAAGCATCCCTGCGCCGCGCTCAGTGGAAAGCCGCACAAGACGGCAACCCGACCATGCTTGTTTGGCTCGGTAAACAAATGCTGGGCCAGCGCGATAAGCAAGACTTCGACCACACTTCGTCGGACGGCAGCATGACGCCCAAGCCAACCGAGATTGTCCTACGCGCAGCCGATGACGCAAGCGACACTTAACCTTCCCCGCAAGCTGATCCCCGTATTCACGCCGAAACGAGGATCAGTCAAATATCGAGGCGCATTTGGCGGGCGCGGATCGGGCAAGTCTTTTAACTTCGCCAAGATGGCCGCTGTCTGGGGATACGCCGACCCGCTGCGCGTTCTCTGCACACGGGAATTTCAGGTCAGCATCGCCGAAAGCCTGCACGCAGAATTGAAAGCGGCTATCGCGTCAGAACCGTGGCTCGAAGCCCACTACGATGTCGGGCGCGACTATCTGCGCGGAGCCAACGGAACAGAATTCATCTTCCGGGGCCTCAGACGAAACGAGCAATCCATCAAGTCGCTTGCCAAGATCGACCTGACCATAGTTGAGGAAGCTGAGGACATTCCCGAGCCGTCATGGCTGGCGCTTGAGGCAACCGTGTTTCGTCAGCCCGGATCGGAACTATGGCCGATCTGGAACCCGCGCGAAGACGGATCGCCGGTCGATCAACGCTTTCGCAAAAACCCGCCAGCCAACGCGCTTATTGTCGAGATGAACTGGCAAGATAACCCGTTCTTCCCAGAAGGTCTCAGCACCCTGCGCAAGCGCGAACAAACGCGCCTAGACCCGGCCACATATGCCCACGTCTGGGAAGGCGCGTATCTTGCGAACAGCGATAGCCAAGTGTTCGGCGGCAAGATTGACATCGAGGCGTTCGAACCACACCCGACCGATCCTGCATGGCGCGGCCCATTCTTCGGCGGCGACTTCGGCTTTTCGCAAGATCCGACCGCAGCCGTCGAAGTCTGGATTAGTGGCGATCACATTTACATCCGGCGAGAGGCATTCCGATCCGGGCTTGAACTGGATGACACCGCGTCATTCGTCAGCCAAGCCATCCCTGGATTTGACCGCGAGATAAGCAGATGGGACAACTCACGGCCCGAAAGCATCTCT